TCCGATTGAACGTCATTGTTCCGGAGGCGTTGTAAATCAGCCCACCGTTCCATGACACATTTTTACCTTGTTTAAATGTCATGTCCTCAATAACAATTGTTCTTGAGCCATTGTTGTAAATTGCTCGGTACAAATTGTTGCCATCAATAATCGTCGTAGCCATTCCTGTGCCAGTGATTGTTATGCCATCAGTAATTGCGGGCAGGTCAGAAGTAAGAGTGATTGTTCCAGTGTTTCCTGGAGCAAAGGTAATCGTGTTAATAGTGGCTGAAGCGTTTGCTGTAGTGATAGCCCAACGCAAAGAACCCGAGTCGGAAGTATCTGAAAGATTTACAACAATGACAGATGTTGGGGCTGGGACAGTGATTGACGCAGCCGAGTTTGCCGTTAGTGAACCGATTGAATTGGTCTTAGTTACGGCTACTCGTATTTGTTTTGCAACATCATCCGAACCAACTACGTATGTTGAAGATGTCGCGCCAGATATGTTTGTCCATGTACACGAAGAAGGAGTACAGGATTGCCACTGATAGGTTGTCGCAGTTACAGCAGAGCCACCGTCACCCCAAGTTCCATCAACTGCGGTCAGAGTTTCCCCGTAGGCAACAGTTCCAGACATTGATGTTCCACCAGATGTCGTCGGAGCCGTGGCCCCTGCAAGGAGAGTAAACGACTGGCTCACCGTGGCTGCTGCTACATATGAGTTATTAGAAGAACTATTTGCGGAGATGGTGCAAGTTCCTGTTTGACTAGCCAACACCGTCACTGTTGCGGTTGAAGTTCCACCGCTATCAGTTGACGAACCAACGGTGCACTTGCCTGTAGTGCTAGATGTAAACGTAACCGACAGTCCAGAAGTGGCAGTGGCTGAGACAGTAAATGTCTGGTTTGACGAAGAGGTAACTATGTCGGCAGGCTGAGCGAAGGTAATAGTGTTTGCGCTGGCTACAGATATTGCTGAGTCAATATACATTGATGCACCAAGGGCTTGACCGCCCGTTGCGTCATAGGAACCATTAACGAACCTAAATCTGTAATAACCAGTAGATGGGACTATTCCGCTAGATGTAACCCACGATTGGTTTTGTCCACGTCCGTATGAAACCAGAGTTGAAGTAGAACTAGAACCGTAGTCATATGTGTTTCCACTTGCCGAAACCTTAACCAAATATCCGTATGCTTCGTAGTCGTCACCGCCACCAGCAGCAGCCCAGTCAAAAGAAATTGATTGATTTGCCGTAGCAGGAAACGGCTCGGTCCATATTTCTGGTCCAAACGCCGAACCGTATGTTCCATGATTATTACAAGTATTGGCATAGGAAATAACGCCAGAAGAGAAGAGACGAATTACTCCACTACGTCCACCATATGCTTCCCCTGTAGATGTGGAGTAGGACAGGTTCTGGGTAGTCGCTTCTTGGCCTTCGTACAACTGCTGTTCTCGCGTGTAGTTCTTATCGGTTACATAGGAGTAGGAATCGCCAGAGGTGGCATCGGTGCCGGTCATTGTGTATGGCCCAATGCCCTGCTTGCCTAGAGCTCCGCATTGGGTTCGGCTTGCCAACGAACCTAGGGTTACTTTTGCCGCCGCAGTTGACTCAAAAACAGGCGACAATGCCCTGACTGGAGCGGAAAAGCCAAAAATTGATACCAGCAAAAGGAATACCGACGGAACGGCCATGATAATCGCAGATTTATTGACACGGCGACGCCGTATTTTCATGGAGCCTCCTAAAAAGGACCTCCAATTCTAACATTTTTTAAAGCTTAAATATAAGTAAACAATTTTAAATAGTTCTGTCTGCGATGTTTCTGTTTTCTACTGGTTCAAGTCTGCCGCGATGTTTTGCTTCCCCATCTTTTCTTACCCACGTCATACCGTAGGTTGTACTCAATGTCTCTGGACCTTCTCTACGCAATAATCTTTCCGCCATTGACTGAAAGGTGGGGTCATCGCTGAGGTTGAGATACGCATTGTGCGACCATGGAAGGTCATAAAAGGCGGGTGCATTCACCAAAAGCGCTCCTGCAGTATTCCAATGTTCTTCGATTCTTGGGTTCTCATTTACAATTGCTCCGGATAGGCAGTACGCAGGAACATCCATACCCACTAACGGCCTATTTACCTCAAGCATTTTTTCCACAGTCGCAGCATCAATTGACATGTCTGAATCTATATACAACACTGCAGCATAATTAACTACTCCATAGTTGAGTTCAGTGCAGTCTTCACCCCAGTGATGACCGCTAGTTACCCTATGTCTTTGGGCGAACTCTCTTATTAGATTTCTACCGGTTTCTATACGAATCCATCTGTTTCCGGAATTAACTTTTGCCTGCATGTCGTTTATTGAGTATGTCCAATAATCTCCATTGACTTCTCGTAGGGCTTCAATCACCTCTGCGAATGGCTCTATCCCGCGATTGTCTAACTCAAAGGCCGCAAACCATTTTACATTCGGAAACCTTCTTGAAATCTCAACCTTGTCTGCAAGCCAATCAAGATGTTCTTTGGCATCGCACTTCCAAGCCACTAGTGGTGTTCCGATTACAAAATGCTTATCGTAATCAATTGGTTTGAATACTGGTGAATCAGGTGTTTTTATTTCTGGTTTATTGAGCTCTGCAACAAAGTCTGAACATACACCCGAAAATCTTGTCTTCCAATTTGAATCAATTTCCCACCATGAACGCTCTGGCAGAACGTTTATGCATTTGCTTGAGGTTGATTTTTTTCCAGGATATGCCCAAACATAACCCCTACTCGTAATCGTGTAGTCATCTGTATTGTGAAAGAAACAATGTAATTGATAATGTAGTGAAAAACTAAGCGCTTCTGGATTTTTACAATGCACCCATATCTGGTTGGCTCTATCAATTAGCCACTCTTTTGGAATTTGATACTGGGGTTCATCGTGACCGAGAAACAGACCAGATTTATTTGCCCATAAATCGACCTCTACATCAAAACCATTTGCAATTGCTTGTTCTATGTAATCTGGACGATTCTCAAATTCTGGTTTGGGTCCGTTAGTGTTCCCGCGATGAGAAATATAAATCATTTCTGCACCTGAACCCATATCCAGTTTTTGTGATTGTCTCCAGGGCCAGTATCGCGGATATCTGATTTGTAGTTTATAAATCCTATTTTATTTACAAGGTCTTCCTTTAGGTCTTGCTCATCAAGAATACTCACGTCCGAGTGGCCATTTGTACTTCCAGCATCATAGTTGTTGTCGTGGTAGCCAGCAGTCGGTATTTCACCTTTCCCGCCGCACCCCATCTGGAAACACAACTTTCCGCCTGGCTTGAGTGCTCTATAGATATCGGTCAAGATATCAAATCTAATTTTATGCACACAAATATGCTGGAAGCAGATTACGGCGAAAACAACATCGTAAACATCATCCTCAATAGCGGATAGGTTGTCACCACTGGTCACATACAGATTTGGTTCGGCAATGTTGTTTGCTTTAACATTTATGCGTGCTTTTTCAATATTCACATGAGAAATATCTATCCCATCAACCCGAGCAAATCTGTCTGCAAACTTGACCAAGTTTCTTCCAGGTCCGCATCCATATTCAAGTGCTACAAGACCATTTGTATTAAAGTCCTTGAATAAGAAATTGTCATAGTCTGACCAGTTGTTGTGAGCGTCGTACGAGCCAACTACTGGGTCTCTAAAATCAAGCGACCATTTTGATGCATATTCGTCATAATACGAATTTTGCATAGCTAGATAATCTTTTTTACTTTTGCTCATTTGTTGTTCTCCAAGTAGTAATTTAAATCTTCCGGTGTTCCAATGCCCCACATTTTTGGTACTTCCTTGATACGAATCTTTTTGCCATCCTGAATAGCTTCATTGAATACTGGGCAGACATAAAACTCATTATTGGTTCTGATATCTTTTTCAATCATTTGATTTGCGTATTTCACGTAATCCGAGCCGTGCTTCCAGTAATAAATTCCAACTGTGGCATTGTCTGAAATTGGGTTCTTTTCGGCAACTTCACACACAAGACCGTCGTCACCAATCTTTGCATAAGACCACTTTGGATGGGTTGCCTTAAAGGTAAGAATTCCACCGTCTACACCTTCTGCACCAAATGCATACAAGCACTCGTTGCTATTCCAATCTACTATTTGGTCAGAGTTTGCCATCAACAGTGGTTCGTCATTGTCTATTAACCCAGATGCCAGCAATGTTGTACATGCAGCGCCCTCTGTCATTCCATCAACCAGGACAATGTCGCACCCTGGTTTAATGAGTCCTAAAACCTGTTTTAAGTTGTATTTCTCGTAATGCTCTTTTTGTACAAGAAAAATAAAATGAGCGTCTATGTTTAGATTCTCAACAACCACCTGAATCATTGGTTTCCCATTAACCTCAATTAGGGGTTTTGGAAACGTGTACCCAGCTTGCGCAAAGCGAGAGCCGGCTCCTGCCATTGGTATCAAAACATTCATTTTTTCATTCCTCCACGCAACAGGCCTTTTGCCTCTGTTCTCTATTTCCTCAACAAAACGCATTAAACGTTCCTTATTCAGGTCTGCAGCATTCTTTATTGCATGAAGGTTGGCACCAGAACTAAGCGCGCCTTCTCTGCCGATATGAGAATCTTCAATAATTATAGTATTAGCGGGAGTTGAATCTAGGGAAACAATGCACTGCCAGTACATTTCTGGGTGTGGTTTGTGGTGTTTGACGTCCTCGTTGCTCATGATGTATCCGACGTACTTGAGAACCCCAATGGCATCTAGAGCCGTAATTACGGTTTCACGAATTGCGTTGCTTGCTACTGCAATCTTCCATCCTCGTTGTTTAAGTGTTTGCATTATGTCTATAGCAACATAATTTTTTGGAAATTCAGAAAGTATTCTTAATGTTGCGGCTTGTTTGTCCTCCCAAATTTGTTGATGTTTTAATTCGGGTAGTCCTTTGTCTTGAGAAAGCATTTTTAATTTTGTCGCAGTCCCCAGTCCGTCATATCTAGATAAATGCTCATCTCTTGTTATTACGTATTTTGGGTCGACTCTGCTTAGTGCAATATTTAACGAGTCGAAGTGAACGTCTCTTGATTCAATCAAGACTCCGTCCAGGTCGAATATTGCAAGAAAATTGCTATTCATTTGGATTTGGTCCTGCATGTCTGTGCCATTTATTATGGCGCACGATGCTCTTGCCATTGCACTTCATTAGATATTTATCACGAACGCGCATTGACCACTCAACATCTTCTTCTTCGTTCCAGCCACGTGATTCATCAAGTGGTTCTTCAATCATGACGTGTTTTTTAACCATGAAGAAACCGCCAGATATATACATGTACTGAGTTTGCGTCCAGTCGTTATAGTCGAGCGACCATGCACGACCGTGTCCTGGTTTGTCCCAAAGCGACCAATCCATTGGATTTCTGTCGCCATTTATTAGGTACTGTGGGCAAGAACAGATTTCCCAGTCTGTACCAAACGTCCTAAACTCTTCGTACCATTTTGCGTCAAATAGGTGGTAGTCATGCATTAATACAATATTCTCGTATTTTGCATTTTGTATAAGGATATTTTTTTTCTTTGTAATCCACCTAGGCTTAACTGATTCATCAAAGTCAATTTTGACAATGTCTGGGCCATCAATACCGGATGAGTCACCACCACCAACAATCAGTATTTCAAAGTTTGGAATTCCTAGACTTCGAATACTATTTATTATCTCGCTGAGTCTCTGCTTGTCCTCATAGACGGTTATTATTCCAAACGTGAAATCTATATCGCTCATTAGAGACCTATAAATTTTCTAACATATGTTTAAAGGTTGCATCCCAATCATGGCCTCTTTTTTCCATTGTAAAATTTTGTAAATTTTCATAATTTACTTCTATTTCGTCTTTTCTCTTAGAAGTATCTAATAACTCATCTAGGTGGTATATCCATTCATCTGCTGTACTAGCTACTCTTCCAACGCCACCTGCTGCTAATGTGGCATATTCGGCAATATTGGTTGCAATAAAAGGGACTCCAGCAGCCGCATACTCTAGCCCTTTAATATATGATTTCGCATGATTAAAAGGTATGTCTCTCAAGGGAGCTATACCTATATCCATGTCTTTGAAAAGAGATGGGTACTTAGATATAGGTATTAAAGGTTTTAGTTTTACAACACATTCGCCAGGAATTCCAAGCTGAAGATTAGCGGCGATGGCATCTTCTTGATGCCCGGAATGCGTAAACCACAATTTACGTTCTTCTATATATTGACCAATGAATCCAGAAAGTTGTTCTAGGTCTCTTGACCTATAGTTTGTTGCTCCAACCCATCCAATATTTAAATGTTTATTTTTTCTGAATTTATTTTTTTTCCATCTTGGTAAGTCAATACCATTTAAGACCATATATACGTTATTTCTTTTGCTTGCATAGTAATTAAATAAATATGGGGTTGAGGTTATGACAGCATCGGCTGCCATAATTATTTGAGCATAGATTTCTCGATTGTAATCAGCATGAAATTCTTTACTTGTTAGGTAGTATGCTTTATTGGCTTTATCTAATTCATCGTGGGCGTCGTCAATATCAACTACAATTTTTTGGCCTAATGCCTGAGCTTTGGATATGCCCTCCAAAACCTCTCTATGCATTAGTAGTTTAAATACGATAATGTCCCAACCATGTATTGCATCTCCGTTTGAGAGCATTAAACCAAAACCATTAGTTTCGCTAAATCCAGGGAACCCAACAGTGGATGTCCAACCATGTTTTTTTAATTCATCCGATGGCAATTTACATCTATACCAAGCACACCCGCTTGGCTCAATCGGGCTGACCCCTAAAGACCAATCATGGGTTAAGAAAGCCACTGAAGGTTTTTTTGACATAAGTTCACTCTAATCGATTCTTTGCGTTGTGATAAACTTTAAATAGGACCAAACACGTCTAGGAGGAAAAATGAGCGTAGCATTTATCAAGCAAGTAGTTGAACAGGCAGCAAAAACATTCGTGACCGCATATCTTGGTGCATGGGTGGCAGCAGGTTCAAGCTTTGATGCTTTGACCGACACAGGAAACCTTAAAATTGGTGTCACTGCAGTAGCGGCGTCAATTGCTATCAGCATGGGTCTGAAGAAGGTTGGTTCAAATAAGGACTCTGTTTCAGTACTTTAATCTGAAACTGTCCGTAGGGACAGGGGTTCCTAATCTACAATCTTTTAGGTCTTTGATTAGGAGAGCGCGTCCGTGATTGCTGGTGTTTACAACATAACAATAGAGCAGGGCTCTACTTTTGGACGCCTAATTTCTCTTGAACAACCGGACCTTGCCGAAGACCCCACAGGTCAAACTTTTGAAAATTTTGATTTGTCGGGCTTCACTGCTCGGATGCATATCCGCAGAACTATTGACACAGCAACACCAATGATTACTTTGACCACCGAAAACGGTCGAATAGCAATTAATCCCAACATTGCTGGGTCGCCTACTAAAAACAACGAAATTGCCTTGAGTATCACCGCCGCCGACACGGCAACCATCACGACTAGTGGGGTTTATGACCTAGAAATCATAAGTGCTGGTGGAACGGTGTCGAAAGTTATTCGCGGCGATGTTACTTTGATACCTGAGGTAACTAGATGAGCAACGTACCTAATCAGGTTTACATTAACCAAGACACCGCTAATCAAGTAATTGTTAATCAAGACTCCCCAAACCTTGTAACCGTTAGGGCAAATTCTGGTGCAGCCAATACTCGTCGCCATGAACATACTCAAGGGCAGGCTTCGACTACTTGGGTGATTACTCATACGTTGGGTGGCAAACCTTCAGTAACGATTGTCGATTCTGCGGATACACACGTTGTTGGTGATGTAATATATAACAGCACGACTCAAATCACGGTTAATTTTTCAGCGGCGTTTTCGGGTAAGGCTTATCTCACATAAGGAAGTAATATGGCGCAAAAATTTCTTACAAATATAAACCTTAATCAGAACCAACTGATTAACGCCACCTTTGAAAAACTTGCCACCAACCCAGCGGATGGCAACTTTGAAGGTCGGATGTACTTCAATACTGCAACCGACACCATTTTCGTCTATACGGGTTCAGCGTGGAAATCTATCCCACACACCATTGTTTCTGGTGGTGGAGCAGGCATTGCTGAAGCGCTTACTGTCTCAGAGTCAAATGGCACGATTACTCTTACCTTAAATGTTGCCGATACAGATAGTGCTGGTTTGTTGCCAGCATCCTTCTGGCAAATGCTCAATGATGCCACTTCCGATGCAACTGCAAGCAAACTTGTAAAACGTGACGGTAACGGCAATGCAAAAGTTGCCACACCAACAGATGCCGCTCACATTGCCACAAAGGGCTATGTTGACGCTGCTCGTCAAGGTCTTGATGTTAAGCAATCCGTAAGGGTTGCTACCACTGCGGCAATTAACCTTTCATCCGACCTAAATAATGGCGACACCATTGACGGTGTAACTCTTGTTACTGGTGACCGCGTTCTCGTAAAGAACCAAAGTACTGCGCTTGAAAACGGTATCTATGTTGTTACCGCTTCTGGTGCAGCATCGCGGTCATCTGACGCAAACGGAACAGCCGACACGGGTGAACTCAAGTCGGGAACTTTTACTTTCGTTGAAGAAGGTACCGTCAACTCCGATAAAGGATTTGTTGTTTCCACAAACGGAACAATCACAGTTGACACAACAGGAATCGCATGGACACAGTTCTCTGGTGCTGGTTCGTTTACATCAGGTGATGGTCTTTCTCAAGACGGAAACACAATCCATGTCAATGTCACCGCAAACCGCACGGCAATTGTGGCTGATGCCATTGATATTGCGTCAACCTATGTTGGTCAGTCTTCAATCACAACTCTCGGCACGATTACGACAGGCGTTTGGAACGGTACAGATGTTGCTGTTGCAGACGGTGGTACTGGTGCTTCTGATGCCACTACAGCAAGAACAAACCTTGGTATCAAAACAACTGCTGGTGCGGTTACTACAAGCGCCGCAACTCTTGCTCGTGTTGCCGCTCAAGGCAATACGGCGCATTCAACTGGTACTTCAACAACAACCGTCACTCATAATTTCAATACAACTGACGTAATTGTTCAGGTGTACGAAGTAGCCACTGGCGAGACTGTTTTCGGCGATGTTACTCGACCAAACCCAGACACAGTTCAGGTTGTATTGTTGGGCAGTCACTCGGCAAATGCGTTTAGGATTGTCGTAACAGCAGTTTAAAACATAGTTGACCTTGAGGGGTCAACGAACTAAAAGCAATAGCGATTGAGGTCGCAAGTGGCACAAAAATTCGTTACTCCTATAACCATAAAAAATTTGGCATCCTCTGGTTCGGATGCGCTCACGGTCTTTTTAAACGGTGAAGCCTATGGTCGCGTAAAACTTGAAGCAGGCGGTCGTATCTCTTGGAGTAACGGCGAAGGCGGATACGACACAAACATTTACCGTGATTCAGCAAATGTTCTTGCTACTGACGATGTCTTAAAAGCAACTGCTGGCATCATCACTATGGCGGTTGCTGGTGCACCAACTGCCGCACTTGCTGACGGCGCACTCGCAGTAGACACCACGAACAATACTTTTTACTTCCGAGCCAACGGTGCGTGGAGTGAAATCAGTGGTAACTCCACAATCACCGTAAGTGACACAGCGCCAGCCGATGCAGAAGTTGGTGCTCTTTGGTTTGATTCCACAAGCCTAGAAATGTTTATTTACTACGGCTCGGCTTGGGTTCAACTCAATGCCGATACCGGCGCAGAAGAACTATCCGACCTGTTTGATATTGAATTTAACAATCTTATCGCTGGAGAAATTCTTAAATACGACGGCGAAAAGTGGGTAAACGAAACTGGTCCAAGCATAACGGTCAGCGATACAGCGCCTACGGGTTCATTTGCGGGCGACCTTTGGTATGACTCAACAAGCCTTGAAATGTTTATTTATTACGGCGGTAATTGGGTCGAAGTAAATGCTGAAACTGGCGCAGAAGAATTATCCGATTTGTTTGACATAGAGTTTGCGAATCTTGCCTCAGGTCAAGTTCTTAAATACAATGGCGAAAAATGGGTCAACGATACAGATAACGCTGGCACGACAATCAGTTCGATTGATGACATCAATGATGTAACAATTACAAGCGCCGCCAGCGGTCAGTTTCTTAAGTGGAACGGTACTGCGTGGGTTAACGACGCAATAGATTTAGGCACAGACACAACTGGTAATTACATGTCGGCAGTAACTGCTGGCACGGGAATCTCAGTAACACATACACCAGGTGAAGGTTCTTCTGCTGCTATTGGCTTAAATGCCACACTTGACAATTTATCTGATGTCACAATTACTTCTGCTGCTAATGGACAAGTACTTCAATGGAATGGAACTGCTTGGGTTAATGCCGCCGCTGCTTCGGGTGGCGCAACAGTCAATGTTGCTGAAACTGCTCCAGCCGACCCAAGTACTGGCGACCTTTGGTTTGAATCTGATACAGCAAAAACATTCATTTACTACGATTCACAATGGATTGAGGTCGGACCACAACCTGGCGGTGGGGCGCAAGCGTTAACAACTAAAGGCGACCTTCTTTCTAGAGACGCAAGCAATTTTGCTCGTCTAGCCGTAGGCACAAACGGATATTTCTTAAAAGCAGACTCGTCAACTTCAACAGGTCTTGTATGGGCGGCAATTCCAACAATCAACAATCTTGACGACATTGGTGATGTAACAATCACGTCGGTAAGTAGTGGTCAAGTTCTAAAATGGAACGGTACTGCTTGGGCTAATGCCGCTGATGACGCTGGTACAACAATTAGTTCCATTGACGACATTAATGATGTAACTATCACAAGTGCAACTAGTGGACAATTTTTAAAGTGGAACGGTACAGCGTGGGTCAATGATGCAATTGACTTAGCAACAGATACAACTGGTTCGTTTGTCCAGTCATTAGTTGCAGGCACTGGCGTTACTCTTGCCAATAACTCAGGAGAAAACGCCACCCCAACAATCACTGTTGATACATCAGTAATTCAGGCTCGCGTAGCGAACGTAACTGATACAGAAATTGGCTACTTAGATGGAGTCACTTCCGCAATTCAAACACAGATTGATACTAAAGCGCCGATTGCTTCACCAACTTTCACTGGGACAGTTTCTGGTGTCACAGCAACGATGGTTGGGCTTGGTTCAGTAGACAACACCGCTGATACTGCAAAACCTATTTCCACCGCACAACAAACGGCTCTTGACTTAAAAGCAAATCTTGCCTCTCCAGCATTGACTGGAACACCAACTGCACCAACAGCAGCATTAGCAACAAACACAACACAAGTTGCAACTACGGCTTTTGTTCGTGCAGAAGTTGCCGCACTTGTTGGTACTGCTGGCGCAACGCTAGATACTCTTGGCGAACTCTCTGACGCACTTGGAGATGATGCAAACTTTGCCGCCACAACAGCAACTGCTATCGGTCTCAAAGCACCGCTTGCCTCCCCCACATTCACAGGAACGGTTACGGTTCCGACACCATCCAACAATACTGATGCGTCTACAAAAGCATATGTTGACGCTGCTCAATCAGCGGCACAGGTTTACGCAGACTCGCTAACTTATTCAATTTCGGATTTAACCGATGGTGTAACTGCCAACGCCGCTGAACTAAATGTTCTTGACGGCATCACGGCTTCTACTGCTGAATTAAATATTCTTGACGGCGTAACTTCATCAACGGCTGAATTAAATATTTTAGATGGGGCGACTCTTTCAACAACAGAATTAAATTATGTTGACGGCGTAACTTCAGCAATCCAAACACAATTAAATGCAAAGGCTCCCTTAGCAAGCCCTGCGCTAACTGGTACGCCAACGGCACCGACTGCTTCTGCTGGAACAAACACAACACAGGTTGCCACAACCGCTTTCGTAGTTGATGCGGTCAATACAGCAACAGCGGCAAACACTGTAGAACTTGGAACGGACACAACTGGCAACTACATGGTCAATGTGTCTGCTGGAACTGGTATTTCGGTTACGCACACACAAAGCGAAGGTTCGACGGCAACAGTTGCTATCAATGCGACACTA